TGATCCGATGGAATGAATTATATACAATTTAGCCAACAATGACATACGCATACACCTTGTTAGCTGTTGAATTTGCAAAATGTGTCAAGGTTGCCGTTCCTTGACCTTGTGAACTTACATAGACGTTTGTAGAAGCAGATGGTGCAACATACTGCATTGTTAAAATAAGTGATGGTGTTACTGGTCTAGTTGGACTTGTCTGAGCAGGTATGTTTTGCATACTTACTGAAATATTTGTTGTAGACCATACAACCTCAACATAATCACCAGCGTTCATTTCAATGAAAAAGTTTAGAGCAGTAATCAAACGTCCATCAATTAATGAACCATGTCTAGGCCCGATCATGTATTCACTATTTGATTTTGGTATATTTACACCATTCTTGCGAAACCAAATACTAATATCTTGTTCTAAACTAGAAGTATTTGTAAACTGTGCGCTATATTGCAAGTTATAAATACCATAGTCAGAAACATTTATTCTGCTAGTATTAGAAACAAAAACACCATTTGAGTAATCAGTGGTGTTTAGCTTCATTGGATAAGCAACAGTTGTTGAAGCAGCAGCCTGATCTGTATCGTCTTGAAACTCACCATAGGGTGCAGAATCAGCAAATGCAGCAGCAGAGTAAGGAATAACAATAATCTTGCTGTCAGCACTGATTCTTAGATCATTGATGGTTGTTGTCAAAGCACCACCAGTAGCAATCGTTACTGTGCCAGTGTTGTTGGTCTTACCATTCATAATTCCATTGACAACTTCAGCGACAACCCGAGGGTCATTACCAAACGATGGAAGAACTCTAAATTGATTCATCAGCGCGTCCCTTGACCAGACAATTCAATATCCAATGAAACAGCAGTTGACCAATTGCTTCCAGTTGGAACCACTGTAAACCGATGATAGTTGCCATTGGATCGCAAAGATACCCTGTTATCAGAATCGGCAGCAACAGCAGCACTGTACGACAAACTTTGATTCAGAAGTGTCCTAGAAGCCACTGAAACGGTTGCAGAGCCGTTATCTACTTGAGGCCTAGCCAATGTCACCACCGACCTTCCACCTGCGTTCAAATCGCCTGTAACGATTTGGCCTGTTGCTGGTAAACCGTTGTAGGTAACAACATAAGCGCCAGATGTCCCGCCAAGAAAATACTTGCCGCCCATGTACAAGATTGAATCCAGACTGACAGGCAAGGCATCAATGCTAGACGAAATGGAATCCAAGCCTTCCAAAGTGGTCGCAGATGTTGAGGCATCAGAAATGTAATCAGCGCCAGCATCGCCATACGTCCATTTTTGAGTCTTGAAGTTGTAGATGATCAATTGACGTTGTGCAAAAGTTGTCTTGAAGTTCCAAATGATCAACTTGCGAACAGGATCAACAGCAGCACTCATTGTGCTAAATGCGCTTTCATCAGCATTGGCAAAGAACCAACGGTCTACCTTTTCAGAACCGATACCTTGGACTTGTTGTCCATCACACATATAAAAACCATCATCAGACAAGAAGAAGCAAATGCCTTGAGTCTGAGCAATTGAGCCAGCAGCAATACAACCCTTACCCCTAGAGATGTTGTCAAACTGGAATATGAATGGTGTACCAGCGTAACTCATTCGGCTGATACCTTTTTCAAGGAATATCAAACCGAATTCACCACCACGAATTCCAACAATCTGACCACCATCAGCAATGTCTTGAAAGTCAGCCTGGGTCACTTGGCTAGAACCCCATGCAGTTTCATCATTGATACCAGACCAACGAACTCGCGCAGGGTAAACAGTGCTGCTTTCACTTGTAAATGCTGTGACAACAAAATCACGAACAACAGTTAGAAATCTGCAAATTGGAGCAGTTGCGGCCAAGTCAGCAAATGCTGTTGATGTCCCCAATGTATAGGCTTGAATCGGATCGCCAAAGTTTGTTCCAAGAATTACGTTTCCAAACTGAGTAAACCTAAATCTATCGCCAAAAGCATTAGGCGTATAGCCACCAGATTTTGATATGTTAGTCAGTGCGCCAACACCAGAAACATCAAAGATTTTTGTTGTGCCAGCAGCAAACAGTTTTGTAGCATTTGCAGGTGTTTTGCCAGCGACAAGCGTTGTTAGGCTTTCAGTGGCAGCAGCAGAAAAGATTGCAGCACTAGGCAAAGGCCCATAACCAATAGCCTGAGAAACCACGTTCTTGGCATCAGTCAAAGCGCCAGAGATTCCAGGCTGATCAGGCATCCATTCGCCAAATGCTAGTTTTGTTGTAGCCATGAGTTATTCCCGTTTGTTTGCTGCGTCCAAGTATTACTTGATGATTCTGAATCTGTCCATGTGTTGCTAGACGCATCAATCTCAACCCAAGTATTTTCTTCACTTGATGTTACTGTCCATGTGTTTTCTGACTCAACAATGTCAGACCAACTTTGTCCATTTGATGCAATGGCAGAAACAGAGCAAATGCAATCAATGCTTCCAATGCCATCATAGATAGCACTAGCCGATGCAATAACGTCTGCTGTGCAATCAACAGATGCAGTTCCATTTGCAATGATGCCGCCCAATGCAGTTACAGTTCCTGTGCAAGTTACAGCAGCATCAGCAGTGCGAACACGAATAGCATCAGCAGTGACAGTTGCAGAAGCATCAACAGAAGCAGAGCCATTAGCGACAAGACCACCAAGGGCAGAGACAACGGCATTGCAAGTTATTGCAGCATCAGCAAATTGAACTCTTGTGCCAGCCGCTTGAACTGTAGCCTGGGCATCAACGCTACCAGAACCAAATCGCACACGGATTGCATCAGCAGTTACAGTCGCAGTCGCTGAAACATCAGCAGCAGCAAATTGAACCCTAGTAGCATCGCATGAAGCACTTGCAGCAGCAGAGACACTTGCATCAGCAAACTGAACCCTAGTTGCATCAGCGCTAACACTTGCTGTAGCCGATACAGAAGCAGAAGCAAGCTGTACCCTTACTGCTTGTGCGCTTACAGTGGCTGTAGCACTAACAGAACCGTAAGCATCCCAAAGTGTGACCGATGTTGTATAGAGACTGCTATCCAGCGTAAGCGTCAGATCATCAAGACTAGCTTTTAACTGGTCGAGACTATCTATTGTCCACGGTGGAAGCAGATCAGCCATTATGCAAAGGCAACGCTAAGTGAGCCAATAGCCAGCCGGAAAACATCACCAGTGGCAATCGTCTTAGAGGCATCCAATGGCGTATGGAAAAGCAAGTTGCCAGCAGTAGACGCATCACGAATACCAATGTAGGCCACAGTACCCCATGAGCCAGTGGCTTGAGGAAACTCAATAGCAGCGCTATTTGTGCTTACGCCGTCAGATGGCGCACCGAATGTGATTGCTTGACGCACATAAGCGTTACCAGTAACTTCAGTGCCAACGTCTGCATCAGTTGGGTCGCTGGTGTACAGGCCCAAGTAAACAGTCGTTGGAGTTGTATAAGCAGTGTTTCTGAGAGTCACATTGATAAGTGCGTTCTCAAGATAGTTCGACATTTCAGCCATGATTTACCTCACAGGGTTGTTTTGATTACAAGGGGTACGCCTGAATACTGACCTTGTTCATCAGAGCGTGTGATAGATGCCATTGCGCGATCAAACATGGTTCCCCAGGTATTGATTCGCGCATCATCCATAAGGTACGGGGCAGCTTCAAGCAAAGCACCATAAAGCAAAGCATCAGGCGTGTTAGCCAGGAAAGCGTTGCTTGTGTTTGTGTCACTCAAGAATATAGGTGAAGCAAAGTAAAACATCTTCAACGTATACACAGAATCAGGGATAGGGGCTAACTGGAAATCGTTAGCAAGTACCGTGTAATCCAGAGGCTTACCAATTTCCCATGTGCGAGCATTTCTATTGAAGGCTGAAGGGCTAAAGTAGTTCAAAGGCTGAACAGGATTGCCAACCACTACAAAGTCTCGAATCTCAAGAAAGTCGCTTGGCAGTTCAACTGTTTCATCATTAGCAACAGTTGCTGTTGTTACAGACTTCAGCATCTGGCGAATACGCAAGT